AGGAGATCAATGCTCCGTCACGGTTCCTGCCGGTGTCGACAATTTTCAAGGCGTTGTCCGAGATTCAGTCGGTGCTGTCAAAAAACTACGTAACCCTTGTCAGAAATTCGAGTTCGGCGATGCGCTCATTGGGAAGTCTCTCAAGGGTGCTGAAGGAGAGTGTCCCATTGAGCTTACCTACATCGGTCAGCACTGGCCCTACATCGGGCGAATCAAAGGGCTCGGCACCGGTGCCAGTGCTACCAAGCACCGGCCTGACGATGCCTGGCTCCGCGGTGCAGTCGAAGCCCAAGGGAATCAAGTGGTTGAAACCCATGAGCTATTCCGAGGCATTGGCGCCAAGGATCGAGGAATCAGTGGAGGTGACGGTCGCAGAGAGCAAGGCGGACTTCGATTTTCAGAAAGGCATGGAGCAGGCTTTGCTGCTTGCGGAGATCGAGGATACAGGGGCGACTACGGGCTCGGCGACTACAAGCTGTTCATGGAGGACAGTTGGAGTGCTAGAGCCTATTCTCAAGCCCTCTGCCCACGTGGTGAGTACCGCTGGCAGCGGCCTGGCAATCAAGCACTGATTTACTCTGTGCACAAGTTTTTACAACCGGTGCCTGTCCGGGACACCACTATGGCAAAAGCAATCAAGTTCGCGCGTGACACTGTGAAGAGGCGTTACGTGGAGACTGCTGGTGATGCGACTATCATTGATGAGGCCTCTGCGAGGCAAGAGTCGGCTGCTGACACTAATCCCGGTTCGTTCTGGGTTGCACGTGGGTTCGCGACGAAGAAAATTCTGATGTTTACAGATGACTTCGCCGAATTGGTGAAATACGTGTGGAAAAGTGTGATGGTACAGGGCAAGTACAAGCCGTTCTGCGATGTTGTGAGCAAAATCGAGGTGATAGCTTTTGGGAAGGACGGGAGGACAATTTACTGCGTTGATGCGCTGACGATAGTGCTACAACGAATGCTAACGAGTGACCAGCATGACAAGCTGGCTCAATCGTCCTGGGATCAACTATGGATGTTTCTCGGGAAATCGCCTTTCGGGGTGGGAAGTGTCGTGAGCTTTGATTGGATCACATGGAGTGGTGCAGTCGATTGGGTTTACGACTTTGATGTCAAGAAGATGGAAGCTTCGATCAGGCTGGATGATTTGCTGTGGCTAGCGGAGCTGCACTTTGAAGCACTGCGCAAGGACCAGCGTACGGAGCACAATCGGATTCGAATGAACACGCTCTACCTGGGTCTAGCGGAGTGCCCATTTTTGATTCCTGACCTGTTTGGAAGGATGCACGCCTTTTGGAAAGGTGGTGAGGGACGCG